GCAACCCTTTTCATTTGTTTATTAAACTCAGCCTGATTTGGCTTAGATTTATATAACTTAATAGAAATGTTAGGCCTGTCTTTACCTTTGATTCTCCACTTAAAACCTTTTTCTTTATGCTCAGGCTTTGTGGTTTTTACAACACGGCGTTTATAGCCCGCTTCCCAGGTCTCTGAACCTTCTTGGAATTCTTTAAATTTTTTCATTTGCCAGATGCCTTATACATTTTTAGCGCTGTTGCAAAATTCTTATTCTTCATCATGCGCTTTGATTCCGGATGATTAGGATTGTCAAATGCCATACGGATACTATCAGCATCTACCTTTTTCGCCTTAGCGTATTTCATATACGCCGACATAGCTTTTGTATCGATTACCCTTGCTTCGTTCTGGCCGGGAGTTGCTTTCTTATAAGCTTTGGTTGACTCAGGCGTACCAAAGTCATGGTCCATTTGCTCTACCTTTGTGTCAAGGTAATCAGCCATGCCATCTAATTTATCAACTGCAATTGCAACTTTATTAGTCCACCATGAAGGAAGTGAATCTTCTGGCTTAAGTTTAGCAAGTTCACCAGACATCTTAGTGAGAGCAGCCATTGCAACCTTTACATTAGTCATTGCAGATGCTACATCAGTGTGGCCGTCTTCTTGAATATCTTCTTTGAAAGGACGGTTAACCATCATATCACCCTTCTTAGGTGACATAGGTTTCTTTAATGCAACAACTTTACCTCTGTTTCTTCGTGCCATATCTTTAGCATCGGATTCTTTTGATGCAAAACCAATGACTTTACCGACACGATCAATTGCAACAAATCTATAATTTACTGCTTCATCAAACTGATATTCTTCCTTAACAGATTTCTTTGCTTTTTGGAATACTTGCATGTCGCCAGTAACAAGGTCAATCAAGCTACCAAATGCATCAAAGATAATAGAACGATGCTTCTTTGTAAGCTCTTTGCCATCGTCAATTTGCTTCATTGCCTGCATCAGTTTCATAACATCTGGCTTACTTACAAGACCAAGGTTAGCTAATTGCTTTACTTTTTTCATCTTAGGATCTACTGCTTCACGCATAGAACCAATCTTTTTCTTAGTTTTAAATCTGCTGGTATCGCCTTTATTAAGCATACCCATCATACCAGTACCAAGATCGTCTTTACCGTGAGCACCTTGAGCTCTACCCGGAGCTACTTTATTGACCTTACCACCACGCTTCTTAAAGATGGCCATGGCTTTAGCCATATCAGCTTTTTGTTTAGCAGTCTGCGCTTCAACACGAACCTTTTCTTCTTTTTCAGGGCCACGCTTTGCTGTAAGATAAGCAGCAATCGCCATATCACGGCGCTCTTCTTTATTCTTACCTTTAAACTGTGGAGCATCGGACTTTGCAAAATCGTCTATCCATGCGCCCATACCGTCTTTAACTGATAATGGCATCTTAACTTCCTCTTACCTTTGCAGCAAGGTCTTTATCAGCCTTGCCCCATGTACCTGATGATTTTGTTACGAATGAATTGACTCGAGCAAAACCCCATTGCTGTGGTGTTGTCCCTGGTCTGTGGCCTGTTTTCCATGCAGCCACTCCACGATTATATACTGATCTAAGAACACTTAATGGCATACCAGACTTTTCAGCTTTCTTCTTCAATCCAGCTGTAGCATCTTCCATAACTTCTACATGCTCTTTAAACTTCATACCTTTTTTCTTATCGTTTGATGCTTGCTTTTCTTTTGCATCAGTGGTCTTCTTAGCAACCATTTTCAAACGATCGTTACGAATCTTTTGTTGTGCTCTATTCAAAGGGCCAGATAGCGTAGAAGGTTCAGCTGCTTCCTTTGTGATTGTAGTTTTAGGTGTCAAAGTTTTAACTTTAAGCATAGATTTAATACCCAGCTTACGGAAAGCTTTAAGCTTTGCTTCTTTTTCAGTGCGAGCATCGACAGTTTCTATGCCTTCGCCATCTACTACAACTTTATATTTTGCCATTAGTCGTCTCCGAACATCGCTTTAAATTTCTTAGTATGCTTACTTGGTTTTGTCTTAGCAGTAGCATCACCCGGTGCTGGTTTGTAAGCAGAGTCTTGATCATCAGGCTTCTTTCCATATTTCTTAAAGTGAGCATCACGCTTTACTTTAGTTGACTTAGCCAAACCGGTATGATATCCAGCAGGCTGAGCACCTTTACGATCTTTAATATCTGGATCTTGACGAGCTTCAATCATTTCAACAGCATCAAGCCATTTGCGCATTTGCTGGCCATTAGACTCTACAATCAAGTAATTAGATCCACGACGTACTACTGTAGCAATCATGTCTGTTTCTTTAATAACAACTTGATCGCCAGCTTGGTACATACCGTCTACAAACTTCTCACGTACATCTGAAACTGTTTCAAGCTGTATGTGATTCTTAAATTCTTTTTGTTCTTTAAGACCTAAGCCTTTACGAACATCGTTATAGATGGCTTTAGCATCAGCGTTTTTAACTGCCTTAGGTAAACCTTGAGAAAACGTAGTAAAGTCATTGTCTTTTGCTGCATCTCTCATCTTCGTGGCTGACATTCCACTAGGCCCATCAGCATCTGGATCACGCTCACCAGCTGAAACAACATCAATGCTTTGGAAATTATAGAATCCTGCAGTTGTCTTTTTGCCATTATACTTTTGAAGACGTACTGCATACTCGTTGACTCGGTCAGAACCAGAAACCATTACAACTTTCTTAAAGCCTTCATCATACAATTGGCTTAAAGCAGCCAATGCATTCTTTACTTTAGGAGCGTACATAATAGAACGAGCATGCTTAGGAAACATCTTCCTTGCATATTTTACTTTTGATTTGTAATTTAGTGGATTCTTTTTATCGTCTTGAGCTTGAGAAAGATAAACACGATACGGATTGCCTTTTGCAACCTGTGCCATCTTTGCCAAAAGTTTCTCATGACCAATAGTAGGAGGGTTCATCCGACCAAAAGTCAAATAAACAACCTTTTCTTCTTCAACTAAATAACTTTTAAAACTTGGAATCATCTTTTTCTCGATATCTCATCGCGGCGCTTCTGAGGCATTAGCCTCTTATTCAACACCTTAATCCGTTGTTGCCAACCTGCTTGACCTAGACGCTTTTCAACTGACTTTTTCATTGCCACTGAAAGGCTGCCTTTGTCTTTTCCTTTAGTAATTGTCTTTGCGGCCGCAGCTCGAGCAGAACGACGTGCACGTTTCTGTAGTACGTCCTTAGTGGCCATTTTCTTCATGGCGCGCTTGCGAGCTCTTTTTAACATGGATTTGCGACGCTTCATTCCTCTTGCGAGTTTGCGTCTGCCTGAGATAGAGAGTTCTTCTTCGGCTGGTTCTACTTCTTCGTAGCCCATCCGTTTATTCTTTTGCTTACGATACTTCAATTGATCATCGTACCCTGCATATGCATCAGGGTTAGCTAATAGATCTTTGAATGACAATAGTGCCATTTAACTTCTCCCGGGCGTATCCCATCCTTTTAATATATCGGGTGAAAAGTTGGCGTATGAAAATTCCATACGATCAACAATTTTCACTGCATCACCGCCTAGTTTATCAATCGCAACATATCCTTCTTGACCTGTTACGCGATAACCTTTCTTTGTTTTCAAAAATGAATCAATATTTGATATTTTATTTAATCTATTTATAAGTTTTAGTTTCGCTAAAACGATAGATTGTTGGAGCTCAAATATCATTTCAAGGTTTGTTTTATTTTCTTTTGAAAAGAATTCTAGTATTTCATCTAATTTCTTTTGTTGAGTTGCTTTACCTTTATCAGACGAACGCTTATCTATTTCTTTTTGATATCTATTACTAATCCATTTGATTAAATCAGCAACACGTTTAGATGGATCTGGTGGTAAACTACCAGCTCTTACAAATGAATTAGCATGTGTTTCAATAAGCCCAGCCAAAGTAGGATTGTTTTCTAATTGACGTAATGCTCCACCTGCAATCTTATTAAAGGTACGACCAGCGTCAGACAAATGGTCATTAACTTCTTTTGTCTCATCAGCCGTCATTGTAGCTGCAGTAGCATCTCTTAGCTTTGCATCAATAGCCCATACATTTCTAGACTTTTTAAGTTTACTTGCATCGTAATTATATGATGCTTTCATCTTTTCGAATGATGGTCCTGAGTAGCTCGTATGCCATACGATTCCAATCTTTGCTGCCTTAATTTGCTTGGCCATGTCCGACTTAGCTGGTACTGCATAAACAATTGTATTGGGGTGAAACGTAGTATACGACTGCCCTTTAATTCGAGTTGTCTTAATATCACCCGGTCCAAAAACGAAATCACCTTGAATTACTCCTTTGATACCAAGCTCAGGCAAATACTTTAAAGCCAGCTTTAACTTTTTATTGAGATCACCCTTTGTGTCGTTATCAACATCTTTTGCAGTTTTGTAGACCATTGGGTTCTTATTAAAGATACCTTTCTTGGCTACAAAGAACTTACCATCGGATGGATCAGTACCTGCAAAAACAGCAGGTGCACCATCCCATTTTAAAGACACATTACCTTCTTTAACGCCTGATAACATATCACGAAGAGAACGAAGAGCCATGATAGCTTCACGTGCACCTTTCACTCCACCGTAGACAACTTTGTCTTCGATATGAGTCATGTGTGTATTCTTTTGTTCAGTTATGAACGAATCAAACTGGATCATTAGATTTCCTTAGATTTAGCAGATATTTTTGCCATCGGAAAGATACCAATACGTGAGTTTGGTAAGTTGATATTGCCGTATCTACCAGCTCTTTTATTGTAACGAGCAACAAGAATTGGCTCATATGGATTACCACGTGGAACATCGCCAACAACTCCTTTGTGTAAAGAAGTAATGATATAGCTTTTGCCACGTTTAATGAAGTTCATAGTTCCTTGATGAAATTCATCTACATTATTTACTGTAACTGCTTTCTTACCATAGTCTACACCATAGATTGATTTATTAGCAGTTGAATCTGATTTTAATTTTCTATAGAATGTATCGCCACTTTCAAGGCCATCTGGCTTCATCTTGAGCGCAGTTTGCATAAATGCTGTAATTTCATCTTCACCGGGAAGATCAGTTACACCACCATATTGTTGGAAGTCTGTTGCTTTACGTCCAGCCTTGTGCGAGATATGAGCAACCATATTTCCTTTAGCATCAATAATAGCAAAGTCTGACTTTGGATCTCTACCACCTGGGTTTGGCGTGGAGATAATTGCAGCGCATTGCACTGTTCTCTTACCAACCTTCAACATAATATATGGATCTTTTTCTTTTTCTAAGACTTTAATCAACGAGCTTTGAGCTAATTTCAATGCAGCATTCTCTGCCGCAACACCTGAACCTTTGCCTCTACCACCAAACTCACCAGTTTTATAGAAATCTTTTGGATAGTTTAGTGTTCCTTTTGACGTAGCTACTTTTGCGCTATAACCAGTCTTTTGCATTCCAGCTTCAAAGTTGCTTAGTTCGTCTTTCTTAATTTTGACCAAACCTTTTGTAGTAGCAAACTCTTCGTCGCCTTTGATTTTAGCTAAAAACATATCGGCTCTACTCGGGTCTTTTCTTAAATCTCCATGCTGTAGAACTTTCCAATCCATAGCTTCCTCTAAATATTCTTTGAAACGAAACATAATCGATCCTAGTGTTTAGTTTGTCGGTAAAGCTATTTATACTAGAAAAGCACCCTAGCGGTGCTTTCCTTTGTTATCATAATCACGTCGATTTTCGTTATTAGTACGCTTAACAGCTTGCTGTCGTCGACGTTCTACTTCTTGTGGATGATGATTACGCGCAATGTTTTCAAACCCATTTTCACGAGCCCATACACCTAAAATATCTGAACGATGTGCTTTCATTTATTAAACCTCAATGTGTGTTGTGTACCTTCATGAACAAAGGTAACAGTTGAATGTGAATAGATTGTTTGCCGTTCTTCTTCATATCGAGTTTCGGTTTGGCAACGTGGTCCTGATGTTTTATTTCTTTCTGTGTTGAGCACACCACCGAGAAACGCACCGATAGCTCCACCGCCTTGTTCGCCTTTAATGTTATTACCAAGGGCTCCGCCAATGACGGCACCTTCAAGAAAGTTAGTGATATCGGATTTACCGTTATTACTACCTCCTGCGTCCATACACACTTCAACTGTATATGGCTTTTTAATAATCACTTGTTTATAGTGATCTTGTGTTGTTTCAGCAATTGCAGGACTACAACTGGCAAGAAACAAGAATGATAGTCCTATTGTTTTTTTCATCTTTCCACCTGTGATGTTCTAATGGTACGCGTAACTTCACTATTGCGTTCCGAGTTAATACAAGATACTGTTTCATCAGTTTCGATTACAGTATAGTTTTCTGGAAGTTTCTCACACTGACATGGAGCTTGATGAGATGGTGGTGTAGTATTAACCAACCAACTCAACGAGAACCAAATGAATGCGCAGATGACTATTACCTGTGCCATTAGTCAAGTTCATTTAATGATTGACGAGCACTTTCTTGAGCTTTAGCAATATCTGCTTGAGATACTTGTGGCTGTTGAGCAACTTTACGTCCAGCTGGATCAATAGACATAAGAACATAAGTTCTATAGCTCATACCTTCTAGCCGTACAGCTTTATCAACAACAACATATTCAGAAACGTCGATTTGTTTATATCCAGACTTTGAAACCTTTTGAGTCTCTTCAACAGCCATGCCAAAGCCAGTTTGTGAATTATCAGCAATGTAAGTTTTCATTTCCATAGAAACTTTATTGTTGATTTTATCACCTAGAGTAACTTTAGCTTGGTGCATTGCTTTGTCCATCGAGAACTGAAGGTCAGATGATAGACCGGTGCCAGCACCGTGTATTGTATCTTCATCGTCTTCAGGCAAATCAACGTACCATTCAGGGATTTCCGCAGCTCTTTCAGCCTGCACAATCTCAATCATTTTAGTTGTGGATGTGAGACCACATCCACTCAATGCTAATCCTCCAACGAGAACTAGCCCCATAGTATAATAAGTGCTTTTCATAATCCTTTTCCTTAAGCAGCTTCAGCAAATTCGATAGCAGTTTTGAGTGCATTCTTCTTACGTAGCTGGTTTCCACCAAACCAAGAAGAGTACAAACGATTGTCTTCATTACGACCTTGAACATGATCGGTAATGTATGTGACAGAATTAAATGCCTGCCACCAAGAACCTTCGGCAAATTGTGCACCGGGTTGAGATTGTAAGACGTCAAACGATTGACGAGCATTACGTGATAGAGTATCTTTACTCATAGCCATTCCTTGTACACGCTTATCAGCAGTACGTGGAAAGACAGTGTTAAGATACTCAATGTATGAGTCCGGAGTACAACGTTTTGAACCAAGGAACTCAGCCATTTCTTTGTAGGTGTCAAGCTTTTGTGAAGCAATTCCTAGTGCTTTCTTAACTTCGTAAGCATCGAACTGAACACGGTGTCCAACCTTGACTGACTTTTCAGATTTAGTCTCAAGTGATAGAGACAAAGTATTGTTACAAACCACACGAATTGGAGTAAACCGAACATCGATTGCCTTACCATATTGATGTGGATTTGAGAAGAGAAGATATGAATCGACACGATCTCCACCAAAGATTTCAAATGAGTCTTTGACTTTAGCCAATGCCCATACCATTTGACCATCTTTCAACGATCCAGCAGTATGCATCTCCATATCACCAGACATACAATACTCAGAGAAGAAGCTGAATGCATCTTCGTTTTGTACTGGATTCCAGTTTTCACCAACAGTCGTTAGAATACGACCATCAGTTTCGCGAACCAAAGCTTTTTGGCCAGTAGCCATTTCTTGGTTGTTGAATCGTACGAAGGTATCAACCTCTTGGACTTTCCAGTCCACTCCAGCTTTTACCATCATTTGGTTTGGTGTAAGATCGTTAGAGACCGGAACACCTAATCCATGCCACGGAACTTGACCGGCATACGCCATTGTTTCTACCATATGCGCCATTTATTTACTCCTCAAAATTGTGAGACCATCTATGATCATCATCATTGTCATACCGAGAAAAAACCCAGTTAATAAAATTAGTATTTCATTCGACATTATATAGCTCCTTAAGCAGCTTTTAGAAGTGATGCAGTAACATTCCACATGTCACCATTTGATACTTTAACACGAACATTCTTTTTCAGAACTTTTACAACAGTGCCTGACATAGCACCTTTGCGGCCGTTCCATTTAACAGATTGTCCAACTGTAAAAGACCTAGCTGCACGTGCAACTTTTAGATTGCGAGCATCATTAAACATTTGAGCAATTTCACTCATTTGTTCATCAGAAGCTTCGACGAAAAGAGCTTGGACTTTAGACATTTCAGATTTGTTCAACATAATATAACCTCTTTGTTTCATTCTATAGATATATTATACCATATTCTTTATGAAACGTAAACAATAAAGTGAGCAAATAATGAGCATCTGCTCACTTTTTTCAAATTAATTGCAATTCTGCGTATGCGTTGACTCTAAAAACGTCTACACGATCTTGGTTTTTATATGATTGGTGCTCGTGTGGCTCACCACAGGTATAGCCAACTGTCTCGTAAATCTTCATAGCTTTTTCATGAGGATAAGACCAGATCTTTTCAAATCCATTTTCTTGAGCAAAAAGAGCAGTATGGGCTAATAATGATTGGGCCATACCACGACGAGTAAATTCAGGATAGACAAATAGGCCACGAGATCTAAAGAGTGTTTTACTACATTGATGTCCTGAATTTATTGCAATAACTTGACCAGTATCAGTTGTTTTAATACCAAAGAACTTACCACCATATAAGCCAAAGTTACTTTCAGCGTAACGCTTTATTTGCATGCTGTATTCGGTTGCGTTAATCATTGCAGACCACGGCTTGATCTTTGGTCTTCCGGGCCAAAGTTTGTCAGCCCATATTGGATAAATTTCTTCGTATGTTATTTCTTCAATTTGCCAAGTAATGTGCTTTTTCAAATCAATCATAATTTATAGTTCAACGCTTCCTTTTGGTTTACAAACATAAGTTACAGTTTCCCAATCGCCATCAACTGGTACTTCTTTGTATTGTACAAGCATTGTTTCGCACTTTGCCTGTGAGTCAAACCATTGAACATCTTGATCAAGGCAAGTCGAACCTGCGCAGACAGTCAATAGGATATGCCAAATTATTTCCATCATTCACTCCTTAAAGGTTGCCGGATTCTGTTTCCAAGCTCCGGCGGGCTCATCAGCGCTATGCCGCTAAGGCGTAACCTGTAGGTGCAATGTTATCATTTGCATTTACTTCTTGAAGACTCCAACATCTGTCGATCCT